GAGCGTGCCGGTCTGGACTTTGCCATCGCTTCCGACGAACGACGAGCCCGGACTCATCCCAGCCGCCTGCCACTTGTCGCGTTCCTGGGCGAGTTCCTTCTGCTCCTGGGCGATGTCCTTGTTCGCTTCCTCGATGGCGGCCTTGTAGGCGACAGAGCCCGTCTTCACGGTGTTGGCGAGCGTCAGCCAGTAGTTCGCCTCCTCACCGGCGGACATGTCGCGCTGCGCTTTGAGCCGGTCGAGGCCATCCTTCCAGGTTTGGACAAGCTGATCCTGGGCGGCCTTCACCTTCGCGGCGTATTCCTTCGCTGCCTGGAGCTTCTTCTCAGTGGCCTCGTCCTTCGCGTTCCGCGCCTGCTGCGATTCCATGTCCTCCTGGGTGTAGAGGTCGGACAAGTAGCCTCGCGCGATGTTCAGGTTTGCCGTCTGATCGCCGGTGACGTTCGGAGCGCGATTCGGTCCCGGCTCCCGCACGTCGATTTCCATCTGCATTGCGGCTTCCGCATCCTTGCGGCGCTGCTCGATGGCGGCCTTCGCGGTCTGGGCCTGTGTGCTGTTCGGACCGAACTGATGCACGGCCAGAGTATAAGCGTCGCCCCGGTTACGAAGCTCCTGCGACCAATAATCGACCGCGCCGGACATCGCGGTCGTCGAGTCTTTGCCTGTGAGGAGTTCGCCGAGCCAGCCGATCTGCTGCGTCTTCAGAAGCTGAGTGACGCGCTCCTGGTCGTGCTGCAGAGACTCGGCGAGCTTGTCGGCTGCGATCCTCGCGTCGTCCAGGGTGACAGCAAGCATGTTGGCGGGCTTGCCCTGCAGGATGGCGATCTGGTTTTCGAGTTCGTCGTTCGTTTTCGTCAGTTCGTCGAGCGCCGTCTGCGCGGACTGATTCAGCGAGCCGAAGCCGTTTTGGATCGCCAGCGGCACCTGGTTCATCTTCACGATGAACTGATAGACCTCCTGGCCCATCCTGGCGATCAGCCCTGCGAAGGCGAGCGCGCCGACCAGCGGGAAAGCGAATTGCAGCGCCTTGCCGACGCCCGGGATCGTCGCGATGAACCGTTCGACGGCTCTGACGTTGTTCGTCATGCCGCCCTCGACGAGCCGAATCGCGGCGGACGAGGCCTGCATCGAGGAGACGGTCGAGTGTCCGGCGTTGCGAGCTTTCCCGGAGAAGCGATCAAGCTCACTCTGCGCCTGAGCCATAGCCTGCGAGAAATTGGCCTTGTTACACGACAGAACGACCTGGACGTTATTCGACATTCTTTACTTCGATGCTTTCTCGATTTCGGTAATGAGCGTGGTGGCGATCGCCAGGGCGGCGTCTTCGCGGCTCACTTCGTAGGCTTCGCGGATGTATTCGTGCGGCGGGACTGTGCCGACTTCCGTGCCCGGGCCGCGATACTTGCCGGTGCCCTGGCCGTTCTTAATGAGTTCGCGACTGTAGCCGCCGCGAACGAGCCGGTGACCGGTCTCGACCCACTCGGCGACGTGAAAGGTAAGCTCGCCGGGCTGGACGACAGCGGCCTGATTCTGCGGGTCGCTGCTCTTCATCTTGATTTCAATGTCGGACTTGAGAGCACCAATCGGCAGCGCCGTACCGGAGGGAAGATCGGGGCGAGCAGGGATGCGGACCTCGATGGCTTCCTGGACAATGGCCGCGCCCGCCTTCAGCGCCTTGCGCACGATGCGGTTCGCCTGCGTCGTGCCGAGCGCTTCGAGCTTCGCCTTTACTTCGGCAAGCCCGGCGATGTCGATGGAGATACCGTCAGGCATTCGTCTTCGTCCTTAACTCACCTCGCCGCGCGGACACAGCACGAAGTGCTGCGAGACCGGCCCGCCATTGATCGGTGACCTGTTTCCGGCGCTGTCGCGTCATCCGGACGCGCTGCTGCTTCTGCGCCTGCCTCGACGGCTTCTCCTTGCCCGCCATCGACGGCATCAGATCGAAGGGATCGACCGGTTCCTTTGGGTGACACATCGAGAAATTGATCGTGTACCCGGCGATCTGCGCCAGCATGAACTCGTCCCGCTGCGTCTCGTATTCCTTGCGCTTCACGAGCGCGTCGAACTGGCGAGGCGTGAGCCGGAAGAACTCCTCGGACGTGAGTCCGAGGTCATAGCGAGCGACGGACCACATGCGGAGCCATCGCTGCTCGCCCGTGAGCGCGTCTTTTTTGGCCGTCTTCCGCGCTACTCGGCGGGCTGTTCGGCGACGGCCTGAGCGGGGTCCGCGTCAGGCTCCGGAAGACATGCCTGCCAGGCTGCACCGATGGATGCGGCGACGACGTAAAGAACCGGCATCGTGATCATCTTCTGCGCGTCGGCGAAGCTGATTTCCGGGTGGAACGTGCGCAGAGCGCAGGGGAAGAGGGTCCGGACGTGCGCGAGCGTGTAACCGGGGAGCGCCTCCAGGAGATTGACCTCGATGCCCTGCTGACGGAAGTGCGACTCGGCTTCAGCGAGAGCGCCAAGGTCGAAACACAGATAGTAGGTCTTCGCGCCGATCTTGATCGGCGTCTTCGGAAGCGTCGGGTCCACGGGCGTACCCGCGACTTTGCGAGGTGATTTGCTCATTGTATGAGTCTCCTGTCGGGTTTCTGGGGAAAAGGAGGTCGGCAGCATACGATCCGCCGACCTGTGAGAAGGGGTTAGCTGCCAGCGGTGAACGTGATCGGACCGCTGATTTCCAGCGTGTAAGTCAGCACCGTGGACTTCATCGGGTCCAGATCGAACGCCGGACCGTCGGAGATGATCGCCTGGAACTGATTGAGATTGCCGGTTTCGGTCTGGCCGATTTCGGCGTTCACAGGCTCCTGGACCTCAAAAAGGAACTTGCCGCCTGCGGCAAACGCTGCGCCGAGCGCGATCTGCCCCGCGTCGCTCGTGACACGGTTCATCGTGAGCTTCACCTGACCAGCATCAGGGATAGCGTCGAGCTTCTCCTGGAAGGTGGACTGCATGTTGGTGGTGGAGAGGACCGGGCGCTTCGCACCGCTGAAGCTGACGGCGGTGATTTCGCCGATTTCCGTGTAGGTCGGCTCGCCAGACGCGGACGCCGAAGGGCCGATGCTGACGACGGTGTCAATCGGAATGTTTGCCTTCGAGCCCGAATACGGACCGTTGATGACGAGGGTGAACGTCGCGGTCGCGGAGTCGGAGGCGCTGTCGGCGTTCTCCACGGTGAACTCGAACGCGCCGGTCTCGGTCGGAGTACCGGAGATGATGCCTGTCGAGGGGGCGAGGGTGAGGCCAGCCGGAAGCGAGCCCGAGAGGACGCTCCAGGTGTACGGGGTCGTGCCGCCGCTCGCAGCCAGCGTCTGACTGTACGCGGTGCTCTTGGTCCCCGCCGGGAGGGAAGTGGTGGTAATGAGAAGTGTGGACATGGGGTGTTACTCCTTGCCCTTGCGGGCGGGGTTGGGTTTGTACAGCTAAGAGCTTTTGTGGGTTAGTCGCGCTTTAGACGGCGGCCCAGACATAGGCTTCGCAGATCGCGACATACTGCAGCAGGTCCTGATCGAAGCCGTCGTCGGCGGTCGGGTTGAACACCTGCGAGGTGATATTCGCGTCCTTATATCCGGCCAGCGTCTGGACGACCGCGCTCCGGAGATTGACCGCGTCGGAGTACGTCTCGCCGAAGCAGTCGAACTCGACGCGAGCGCGAGCCATGCCCCGAGTGTCCATCGTCGGCTGCGCGACACTCGTCACGAACCGGTACACAAGCGCCGGAAGCGTGGGCCCCTTCGGAAGCACCGATGGATAAATGCGCGTGCCAGCGAGCGCCGACACGGCGGCGGAAGTGGAGAGGACGGTAAAGAGAGCGGACTCGACCATGATCTATTCGGAGGCGTTGAGTTCGTAGGCGAGGATCGTCACAAAGACGTTCCCCTGTTGCGGGTTAACGACGGCCTCGACGTTATAGGTGTGCGTGATGTTGGTCGTCGGCTCGGTGTAGACAACGCGCATATTGGGCTGAACGATGAAGCTCGACGTCCAGCGCATCGTGATCCGGTGTGTCGTCTTTGCAACGAATTCTGCGGTCGAGTAGATAAGCTGCGACTGCTGCACGTCGATGTTCGCCCAGCACTGGTACTGCGTCGTCCAGGTCTGCTGCTCCTGGCCGAAGTCGTCCTGGCTCGTCGTCTGCGTCTGAATCGCAATCCTGCGATTGAAAGGTCCGGAGATGGCTGTCATTAGCGGTACTCGATGACGTTGACGATGTGATTGCCGAGGAGAGCATCGACGGCCTTATCGACGGGCGTCGGGACAGCGCCCGGAGTCGGCGCGGTGATCGAATGCTGATACCAGAACTTGATGAGCAGGATCATCGCCTGCACGATGGTCTGCGGAAGGACGCCAGCGTAGTAACTGAGCGTGTAGCTTTGACCGGCGCTCGCCTCCTGGAACGTGAGGACGCCATCCTCGAACGTGTACGCGGGCGTGTGGCTTTCGCCGTCGAGGACGGACGTGATCGCCGTCACCGGCGACTGCACGGGCGTGTAGGTGAAGGGAGCCTCGGCGGGCACCGTGAACGTCTCATCGGTGACTTCCTGGACAAACGACCCGGCGGTGAAGGTGATCCGCACATTGCCGGGGATGTAGTTGTTGAGGAGTAATCGACGTTGTACGCGCTCGTGGGGAGCGTCTGCTGCTCGGCGTTGTCGTCGAGGTACGTGATGCTGTTCACGCTGATCGTGCGCGGGTAGGGCAGATCGATGGTGACCTTGTCCCAGTACCACGTGCCATACGGCCAGGTGTCACGCTCCGAAGGCGTGCGCGTGGCAAAGCCGTTGCCATAGAGCGGGAAGAAGTCGAGCGTCCGAACCCACGTCTGGTTGAAGAACGCGCGGCGCGTCCGCTTTTCGCAGTACTGGCGAGCGGCGGTGATGAGGCCGGTGATGATCGCGTCGTCATCCGTGAAGTCCACCCGAAGCTGCTGTTTCGCGAGCGCGAGCGTGATTGGCTCGACGATAGGCGGCGTGACGATTTGAGTCGAAAGGAACATTCAGGCTCGGATAAAGGTTGTGAAAGGCGCGGAGTTACCCCCGCGCCCTTCGAGTTGTAGGTCAGGGTTAGGCTGCGGTGATCTTCAGCGAGACGATGGGGTGAGTTCCCGCATCCGTCGCGACGCCGCCGACACGGGCGAAGCCGACGAAGCCGGTCTCGTACCCTGCAGCGAACAGTTCGTTCAGGCGCAGGATGCCGATACCCGGGTTCTGCTGGCGGAAGGTGTAACCCTCCTTGAAGTCACCGAACAGGATCGGGAAGGCGCTGTCTGCGATGTTCGGCAACTGAGTCACCAGCTTCACGGGCCATCCGAGGATGGTACCGATGAAGCCCTGCGACGCATCGCCGAGGCCGGGCAGGAACAGCGGACGGTCGTTGTTGTCCTTCAGGCCGACAACAGCGGACAGCGTCGGCTGGTTCATCGCCCAGCACGCACCCTGGTAGTACGCCGGGTCGAGTTCCGCGAGCAGCGCCGGAAAGTCCGGGTAGCTGATCACGGATGCGGTCGCGGACTCGACGAAGTACGCGTTGTAGGTTGTC